ATCTGCGCTGCAATAGAGATTTCATCTTTACGCTTGCGTAGTGTTTCTTGATTTGCCTTTGCTGCTTTTTCTGCTGCTAGACCAGTTGCGTCTAACGGACTTGTTGGTTTATTTGCCACGGTAATAATTCTCCTAAAATAGTTTGTTTAATTGTGATGTGTTTGGGGGTCCAGGAAGGAGTAGGACCCCCAAACAACATCAGTGTCTTAGTTTGTGTAAACCTTGACGATAGCCTGGTCGGTGATTACACCGAGACCCCAGATTGCGTACCATGCAAGAGCGTGCTCACGACCGAAGTCGAGAACGCCACCGTCACGGAGTTCAACTGGGAGTGAGATTGCGTGACCAAATGCGTTGTCACCAATCATGATTGATTCGTAAACTTCAGCACCGTTACCAGTTGCTGATGTTAGGTAACCTGCTTCTGCAGTGAAATCTGCAGACTCTGGGTTTCCACCTGAACCTGGAGCAGTGTTAGCCTTTACAGGCACAACTCCCTGGTCTGCTGGAACACCAACAGATGTTGAAGTTGTGTATGCAGCGTTAACTGACAACTTCTTAACCTGTGTTGTTTCGATGAATACTACGTCGTATAGACGACCGATTTCACCAAGCATGAAGTTACCTGGAGCAGCGTACTTTGTAACTTCGATGAACTCTGGGTTCGAACGAATGTCACGTGACTGCTTTGGGTGTACGAACTGTACGTATGTCTCACCTAAGCGAGGGATGTTCTTACCAGCAAGGGTAAGAGCGGCATCCTTAACAGCACCTGTTGACAACTTGTAGTCACCATCTAGGTCTGAAATTTGTGTTCCTACAGTACCTTCGTTGTACCAGTCATTAACACCTTGTACTCCAGTGCGGTCGTAACCGAACACTGCTGATGTTGCTGCTGATAGTGTGTTGCGTGCTTGTACGTCAAGGTATTGTGCCATGTGGCGACCAAGAAGACGTGAAGCAGATGCCATAACGTCATCGAATGATGCGTTAAGAAGTAGTTCAGAAACTGCTACTGCGTAGCCGTGTTCTGCAACTGTGATAGCAATTTGCTCTGCTGTAAGAGCGTTTGTTGTCATACGAACACCTTCAGTTAGTGGTGAAGGGTCTACAGCAAAGTTCTTGTAACGTAGGAAGTTTACACGAAGACCAGGTGCTACACCTAGTTCAGTCTTCTTAACTGCAAACTGTTCGAAACGAAGAATTGGCATTGCTTGGAACAAGATTTCCTTGCTCCAGATTGTTTGAATTGCTTGGTTCAAAGATGAGTTTGAACCTGAGTAAGCGGTTGGGGCTCCTGCGAGTTGCCCAGTACCTGTAATTGCACTTGCCATTTAGGTCAAGTCCTTTCGTAGTTGTTGAGGGGGGATTAACCGAACAGTCCCTGACCACGGTTGCTGGCTGCAGTGCCAAGTAATTTGGCTCTTTGTTTCGAGTATTCTGCCAATGACATATCCCTGATTGACTCAGGTGAGTACGATTGTTGTTCCGAATTGTTATCGAGGGGTCCTGATGCTGGAGCCGTTACACGTGCTCCAACCATTTGTTGCTTTGCATTAGCAGTCGCCTGCTGGACATCCTGCATAATTCCTGCAGATTTGTCTTTGAGCGTTGCAATGCTTTGCTCAATTTCTTCTTGTGTATTACCATTAACAAGGTCAATGAGTTGAGGAACGATAGTGTCACGCTCTTGCTCAATACGTTGTGAACGGTAAGACATCAAATCTTGGAACTGACGTTCTCTTTCAAGGAGGGCAAAAGCCTTTTCTCTCTCAAGACGTTCAGCATCTAATTGAGACTGAAATTCTTGCTCCTTCTTAGAAAGGAGTTCCTTAAAAGTTAACTCTTGTTCTTCTTCTTGCTTCTTCTTTTCAGCACGTTCAGCAGTTTTAGCCTTACGCTCTGCTTCACGTTGCTCTTCTTTAGAGGCAAGGTCTTCTGCAAGCGCTTTAGCCTTTGCTAATTCTTCTTGCATTTTTTCCATTTGAGGATACAACTTTTGCTTCTCCTGTGCACGAGCCTTTGCTAGGTCATCGGCAGTAAAAGACTGCATTGTTGGTTCACTCGCTTCCGAAACCTCAGCAACTGCTGGAGTCTCCATTACTTGATTTTCATCCATTATGTTCACTTATCTTTCTTATGTCGTTGTCCGAATGCCTTGCGGCGTATCACTTGGTTACAATGAGATAATTGCATTACATTTTAACGCATTTGTCTCGTTATATTCTGATAATTATCAGAAATCTTTATTCTTTGTCTACTGCTCTCCTCTGTGGAAGTTTAGTTCCGTAGGCGTCAGTGACAAGTTTGTTTCGTATTTCAGCCTCTGCCATTTGTTCAGTACCCCTCATTGCCTGATTAGCAGGGTCTTCTACATTGTCTTTAGTTTCTGGCCCAGACATACCATCGCCTAGTACGTCTCCATCACCCATAGGTGTTGGCTCCATTGGCATTGCAGTATTTCCATCAGGTCCTGGCATCATGCCAGTCATGTCCATAATGGCTTTCTGAATCTGAATTTTAACCAGTTGTAGAGCACCGTCTGCTTGTGCATCAGACATAAGTTCTTGGCGAATTTCTTCCAACTTCTCTTCTGGGAATTCTTCTCCAAGTTGACGCAAAGCGCCTTCCTTAGACTCAAGTCCCATACCCAACTTAGTTTGAATTTCGTTGAGAACAATCAACTTATCTAATGGAAGTGGTTGTGGGAACTGTGCATAGTTTTGGTAAGAAATAGGGTCATTAGGGTCAAGTTGTGGGTATTGACCATCTTTGATTGGACCATCTACTTCTGGGTTGTAAAGCATTGTTTCTGGTTCTTTAAAGAACAATGTACGGAGAGCGAGTTCGTTAATCTTCTCTAAGCCCTTGCCGTACTGCGAAGTTTTTTGTGCCCAACGGTTCATCAATGGCTGATACTGAATTGAAAGTGCAACACCAGATGTGTTGGAAATAGGTTGAACTTGACCCAGTGCGGTTTCTGGGATGTTCATAATTTCGTGCATTGAACGCTTCAAGAGTTCTAGGTACGAAAGAGCACCTTGAATTCCTGCAGCACCTCCCTCAAGGTTGAAGACTTGAGCATCTTTTGGAAGACCGCCCCAAACCTTCTTTGCACCCTTTTCAAGATTAGAGGCTTTTGCACCAACAATAACTGTCACAGGGGAAGCGTGATAGTTAATGATGTCTGCAATGTCGGTTGATATTTCATTGTAGGAGCGGTTTAGTGTGATGATGTCGTGTGCGTCTGCGAGACCCCACGGTGAACCTGAAACAGGAACATTAGGTATGTGCACCACTGGAATAAGTCCTAGTGGATTTGGACGAGAATCAATCAATTCATCATTGATATACTCTTCGATTGTGTCGTCAGTAAGAATTTCAGTGTAAGTAAATACTTGGCGAGTACCTTCTAGAGATGTTCCCCAGAAACGATACTTCTGTTTAAAACGAAGAAGACGTGTTCTATCGTGTGGGTGGAACTCAGGGAAACAGAATGAAGAGTTCATTGGAAGAAGGCGAACACGACCTGGGTGTGCTGCTCCAGAAGAGTCTTGCCATGCTTCTTCGTATGCAATCTTTACAAATACATCTCCAGTAATTCCGCCTTGTTGTGCCATTTCAAGAAGTACACGCATCTTGTCGTTATCTATTTCCCAAATGCGTTCTAGGCGGTCTGGAATAATTGCTTCTGTTGCTTTAGGGGAACGGAAGTGAATACCCTTACCAAATACAAAGCGTGCTAAAAAGTCGTTGAATGCACGGTAGTAATTAACTGTAAGTTGCATTTCGCCAGATTCACGGCGATAACCCCAGTGGTGACCAAGGTACATTGCCCAGTTAAGTGAATAGCGATTAAGGCGTGGACCGTGTACTTCAAACTCTTCGTCAGCAAGTTCAACTAAACCAAGTGGTGAAACCGAAATGGTTAAGTCTGATGATGCAGCCCTATACGACGGAGGACTGAAGTCCATGAATGACATTACTTCTTGCCTTTATCCTTCTTTGAAGACTTTTTTTCTTCTTTATCTTTATTAGGCTTACTTCTTTTTTCTAACTTTTCTCTTTCGTGCTTTTTCTTTGCAATACCCATCTTGCGGTCTGCTTCTGTGGTTTCAATGAAGCGACCACCATGTTCTACGTAAGTTTTATGAACCCAGTGCGATGCACCTGGATTTGGATAGTTGGAGTACTTTGCTTTTGCCTGTGCGACAATCATCGCCCACATTTTGGGGTTTGCTGGTTTACTCGCCATACTATCTCCTCTCTATAACCCGATAGGCCCCCACACTAATGTGGGGGCTATCAGATGTCTGCTTTAACTTAGTCGTTTACGACTGTTGCGGATGTGCGCTGTGTGCGTCCGCCTGAACGAACAACTGTCTCAATTGTCTGAGCAGCGTAATCGTTGTGTGTTCCGTGTGCGAACTCACCCAAGAATGTTGGTGCTTCTACCCATGCAGCAGAACCCACGTGGGCACGCTCTGCAAGAGTTTCAGCAGCAGGCTTCTCAAATACGTTTGCATTACGGTTAGGGCGTCCTGCAGCAGGAATGTAACCCTGCATCATGCCCTTCTGGAATTCGCTTGGGACATCTGTGTCTGTTGCAATTCCTTCTTCAAAACGAAGTGGACCACGACGTGTTGCGTTGTCTGCGCCCTTTACTTCGTAGTTGTGGGGTGCACGCTCTGGAAATTGAGGTGATGGTGCTATGCTCATTTTTACTCCTTAAGGATAAATAGGAAGGCCATTCCAGGTAAAAGTTTCCTACCTTTTAGCCTGTTTATGTTGCTGAACTAGAAAAAAGGATTCGAAGAAGCCACTACTTCTGGCATAACCAATGACTCTGTTAAACAGCAGGCGATAGATAAAGAATCCACAAAGTCGTCGTGTGCATAGGCTTCTTCAGGGGCGGATACAAGAAAGTTAGGTCCTTTGTACTGAACTTCTGCATCCGTCATTTGTTGAACAAATCGCTTCCAAGTACGCAATCTACGTGTTTTTGCATGTGCGGGCCAAGAAATCATTTCTCTTTGAATTAGTGCCTGTAAATGTTTCCAACGCTTAGACTGCTCAGAAGGTGAAGATGTAAGAGCAGTTACTTCGGCTCTAGGAATAAGAAGTTTTAAACGTTGAGCAACTGCGTCACCAACACCGTTAGCATCTACTCCGATAGCAAGAACGTCATAGTTTTCTAAGAAGTTTACTATTTGGAAGTATTGCTCCTCCCAATCGTCTCCTTGAATTTCAAGCCAATTAAGAACACGGTGCTCAAAGTAGCCAAACTCGTCTGGCCTATCCCAGTCAACCCACACCACAGTCACAACAGTGCTGTCAGTTTTACGTGCAGGGTCAATACCGACTACCACTGGTGTCTTGTGCCAAGACTTTACTAACTCGGAAGATGTGTCTCCTAACCTGTCCATAACAGTAGAGGTAACAAACATACCTCGTTCAAGAAGCCATTTACAGCAGTAAGACATTTGGAACTCATCTGAGTCTTCACCGATGCGTAGCATTTCTTTTCTAATGAACTTTTCATAGTTAGCGTTAAACTTTGACACTTCTTTCCAGTCCCATTGGAAATGGTTTTGACGTGAACCACGACCTGTTTGTCTACGCTTGTTTAATTGAATAGCACGGTAGAAGTTGTTCTTACTTGTTGTTGGAGTACCTGTCTTAACCATTGTTCCTGCGTAGTAAGCAAGCATAGGAGAGATTGATTTAGACACAACAAAGTCATCTGCTTCTTGACACTCATCAATAACAATCAAATGGAAAGACTTAGATTCAATTTTTGCACGAGGGTTTGCAGTCATCATCGTAATAGTTGAACCAGACTTCTTTAGTTTAATTTGTCGAGTAACTCCTCCAACACGTGCTGCGCTGTCATCAATTTCTGGGTCTCCCAAAATCTCTACTGCACGCTCAGATGTAAGGCGAGTAACAGCACGGCTAAAGAGAGTTTCTACCTGTGACTCAGTAGGTGCAAATAAACCTACCCACAATCCATCCTTAAACTTTCCAAGCAAATCTGGGTATAACTTTGCAAGACGTGGAAGCAAAACCATAAGTGTGGCTACTGTGTCAGCAACTGTCTCTGACTTTCCTGACTGACGTGATGCAAGCGCTGTAATTTCTTCGCCGTCGTTAATGATGACCGATTCAATAATTCGGCGTGCTAAAGGTTTTTGATATGCGTGTAGGTCATGGCCTACAAGGACTTTTAAGAAGTCCAAAATTTTATCAATTAGTTTTTCAACAAACTGTTGGGATAGTTCATCTAGTTCTTCAATGATTTCTTCAGGTGCTAAGTTCTCATCGTTTAGGTAGAACTCAGGATTAATTTCCTCAAACTTATTGTCATCATAGGTATTCATTTGACCCCACAAATAGCGAGACCCACTTGCGTGGGCCGTCGCCTGACCAAGAGAGAGGTAAAGCAAGCAAAGCGTAACACATTAGTTTCTTCGTCTCAACTCTTTAGCAATGGCATGGAATGCTTCCGCACCCATAACTACTTCATCAAGCATTTCATCACTTGGGTTCTTCTGCCAAGCGGAGATACATTTCCCAATCGTGAACATCGAGTGTTCCATCCATTGCACCAAGTCTGGTGTTGAAATTTTCGCTACCCTCTTCTCGATTCGAGTCTGGGGCTGGTGTCCATCCTGCTTCTTCCGTAAAATCATCGTATGTCACTTCCCGTGTTTCTAGTGCGCCAGATAATGCTTCTTCTTCATCTTTAACGCCAGTCCAACGACCACAGACTAGTGCCTTAAACTTAGGTAATCTTAGTATAAAAGGCTTAGAAGTTCTAAATGGTTCTTCAATTTCTTGGGTCCAACCACGAACAATGACTTTGCTACCCCATTCATAGGGGAATTTAGTTACTTGAACAAATACTGGACCGATGTTGTGTACCTTTGGCATTACTACCTTTTCTTTTGCTTGTTGTTCTGTCCTAATGTTTTGTACGTAGTTTTAGTTTGTCCCTTGGCTTTACCCTTTGAGTGTACTTGAGCACCACGAGAGAATCGGTAATACGCTTCTCTAGCAGCCTGGGAAACACTAGACACATCTGCTGGACCACGAGGCTTGAAGTCAAGCATACGGTAAATAATTGCGCCCTTAGAACGGTTAGCCTTAAACGCTGCCCATTCATTTTCATCTACTTCATAGTAGTTGTAAAACGTTCCATCACGAAAAACTACAGTTAACTTCTCTTCATCCGCATCATAACCAGCGGCTACGGTGCGTGGTCTTTCTGGGTTTGTTGTAGATGTTGGAACTACAGTCAAAGGTGCTGGAGATTCATCTTCTTCAAGTTGAGGGCCAAAATACCCAGGAATGCTTTCATCTCCAGTAAGTGGGTTGTACTCAACAAACTGACGACTGTAAGAAGTGTCCATAGAACTTGGTAACCCAGCCAAGTTATTGTAATCTGTTCTTTCGTTGTCAAATAAGAAGTAATCTAAACTTTGAGAGTCATCTTCCATAAGATTACGCATGGACCTGAACTCTGCAGTAGATGCTGCTGTAGGAGCACCTTTAAAATCTTGCCCAAATACTTGACGACCTAAATCACCGATTAACTCCTGAGCAGACGGCATAGAGCGTCGTTTACCACGACTACTCCTGCCGCCTGCTACACGAGCCATATTAATTTCCTAATTGATTAGGACGCTGCTGCGAATGGTGTAATTGTTACTGCTGCACCTGCTGAGATGGTGTTTGCACCTGCTGCAAGTGACTGAGTCTTGATAGTTCCAGCGACACCAGAAACAACGCCAGCAAGACTTGTTAGAGCCTGTACTGTAGTTGCTGTTCCAGTTACTGTGAATACGTTTGCGTTTGTAACAGCAAGAACTGTCCAAGAACCGTTTACGCCATCTCCACCAGAGACATCAGAAACTGTTACCTTGTTACCAACAGCAAAGCCGTGGCTTGCTGCTGTAATTGAGATAACTGCTGAACCTGCTGTACGGGCTGCTGCTGTAATAGTTTTACCGACGTTAGATGCTGCTGTTGCAGTTGTAGGAACAAGTGTTGCGTCCTTCATTGCATCAGTTGCAAGTGCTGTTGTAAGACCAATTACTGAAGGTACAAGTACGTAGTCAACTGAACCTGCTACATCTTCACCTGCTGTGTTTGGGTTGTACAGTGGGAAACCGTTCCATCCTGAAAGAGCGATGATGTGATTGTCTAATGTTGGGGCTAGACGACCCGCTACTCTTGTAGTGACTGATTCTGAAAGAGTTGCACTTGCTGCATCTGGACGTGCATCGTTTGGTTGAATAGGGAAGTTTCCCCATACGAAGTCAATAGCGACTTCACCTGCGGTATCAAGAAGATTACCGTTGTTATTTACTGCCATGTTTTTTCCGCTTTCTCTAGAGAGGTGTTAATTTCCCCATGCGCTTAGGGGAACCTTACGTGTAAGTATCCAAGAATATTGACTATATGTCAGTGTTTATTCATCACACTCATGGTCGTCTAGTTCATCGTGCATAAGTACTTCATCACAGTCTTTGCACTTAAAAAACCGCACATCATCTAACCCAGCATGTAAAGAGTCAGAGTGATACTCATCTACAGCCATTTCGGGCCTTGCTAAAACTTCTGGTGGAAATGGTCCTCTAGGAGAATGTGCAGAACTTGGAACTGAGTGGCCTTGAACAGCAAACTTACGAATTAGTGTCATTTTTTGTTGCGGTTTTCTTAGTCGGTTTCTTAGTCGGTGTGGGAGTCGGTGTTTCTTCTACTTCTGGTTCAACTACAGGAGTATTTGTAATCTTTTTAAGACCTTCTTCAAGAACACTCTTAAGGGTTTCAGTTGTTTGTAATAATCCAGCCTTTTTTGCGTGCTCTAAAAACTTTGGCAAGTGAGTGTTGCAATACAAAATCTGTGAGTTATTAGTAACTTGATAAATGTAAAAAGCGTCTTTCTTACAGTTTGCACATTTCATTAGCAATCCCACGCTCTTCTTGCTTTATTCAAACGGCTATCAGGGTCTTTAGCGGCTTTAGGAAACATCTTTGCTTGTCCAGCAGAACGTGCACAGTATGACTTACGACGAGCAGCAGACTTCTTAGACTTTGCTGCTTGTTCTTTCTTTACTGGTGGCTTAAGGTCAGAACCAGGATTTGCTCGTTCGTATGACTTGCGACCCTTTTCATTGAGGCCGCCTTTTTCATTCTTACCTTCTTTGCGAGACCAAGCAGCAGTTTTCTTTTTGGTTGCCATTACCACATCACCCCGTGACTAAATTGAGTTGGACTAAGAATGGGTGCTCCACCAGTCATTGGACCAGGAGTACTCATTCGTGTTTCACGTGATTCTAACCAATATGCTGGCGGCATCATGCCAAAGTTACGAACAATTTGACCATGCGCTCTTACTTCAGGTGGAATCAGTTCAAAAGAAACACCCTTAGTAAATTCTTGGTGTGAAGCAGTGTCCTTGTTAAGCGCCGCAGACATTGCTTACTTCTTCTTCTTTGATGCAGCCTTTTTTACTGCTGCTTTCTTGGCTGGCTTCTTTGAGGCAAGAACTTGTGGTGTGTCTTCGTAGTGAGAAATTTTATTTGTTACAGGGTCACGGTGTGCATAGCGTGGCTTCTTTTCCGCAGGTGCTTCAGTAGCAGCAGGCTTACTAGCCGCAGCAATGTTAATTGGCATACCAATGTTTTCAGGACCTCGTGGTTTTGCAGCAGTTGCTTTTGGAGCACGAACTTTTGCTGCTTTACGTGTGTAATCAAGTTGGGTATCACCAAAACCAATTTTTACTTGTGTACCACCTTCTGAATGCTTGTTTACTGAGTCAAAGAAGTGTGTGTTGCGTGTGTGTGCACGGTCTGCTGCATCTTGCCCAAGTACGTGTCCAACAACTGCCATGTTAACTTCATGACCGTGTGTAGCGCTTTGCAACTCTTTTTCGTGAGCGTGTTGAGCACCCTGCATACCTGATTGCAAAATTGCGTGTTGCATATTGTTGGAACGTCCAGCAATTGCCTTACCGAGTGAATCAAAGGGATTCTCGGTGCTGTTGCCGTGACCAGCGTGTACCATGTTCATCTGTCCCATAGTCCTATGTTCCCTTACTTATCTTCTTCAGTCTTAGTATTCGTCAGACAATTTTCAATGGAAATAAGCCTTTCGCCCATCTCTACAAAGGCATCCATAAGAAGCGCTTGGTTTGAGTACAGTTTGTCTACTTTGTCTTTGGTTGTACTTCCACCATTATTGCTGAGTTCTCCGTCTAGTTTGTTCAGTCGCTCCATTACTCCAGGTACAGCATCTCGACCTGGCGAAGCCTCTTCGCCTTCCCAATCACGCATAAAGCGTTCCATCCATTGTCCCCAACGTTTCAACTTCTTGTAGAAAGGACTCAAGAGAACTCCTAGGCTAATGAGAGCACCAGCGACAATGCCGATAGTTGCAAAGGTGTTTGTCACTGGTGCGTCTCTTTTAACTTACTTCTTGCCGAACCCGTATGACGGGTCTTTTGGATTAACAAACTTTGCTGCTGGCCCAATAAGACCTGCAATGAAAGCGTTAACCAAAGTCTTTGGGTCAGTAATACCGCTCATATAAAGAGCAGCAACTGCTGCAAGGGATGCACGAAGCCAGGTGGCTCCTGCTGCCTTAAGTGTATTGATATCCATGATTCTCCTAACTATGCCCTACTCAGACCAATGGTCTCTTATTCGTCTCGGTTACGCAGCGGATACGTAATTGCCCACGCAACTAGGGTTGCGATAATTGCGTACCCCACAATTGTCTTTGCGCTTCCATCTAGGACTACCCAAGCAATGAACATGCCAAGTAGGGTCCAGAGTTGGTCAATCATGTCTTTTAGTATCTTCACGACTTTCGTCTCCTTACGCCTTTGCTATCACCTGATGGGCCTCCACCACCAGAACCACCGCCCCCACCTGTTGAACCACCTGTCGAACCGCCAGCAGCACCTGCTGCAGCACCGACTGCGTTCATTGCTGCACCAGCAGCAACAACAGTTGCAACAACCATATCGGTTGCTTCTTCACGTTCTTCTGTAGACATGTCTGCGCCAATGCTTCCCAATGCAAGAATAACTTGACCAGGGTCATCAAATATTGCGCCAATTAATTCTGAAGGTGACTCTAAGACTTGTAACGCTGCTGCGACTTCTGCAACAATTATAACTTCATTTCCGTTTTCATCTTGTCTAACTTCTACTGGAGTTTCTGCAGGTAAGTCTACGTATGCAATACCAGCCTCTTGAATCTGTTCTGATGTAAGGGTTTCTCCTGGTGCAACAGATTCAACCAATGCTTCCGCAACAAGTTCTTTTTCTGCCGTTGTAAATTTTCCGTCTTTAGCAAGAGTTTCTGAAAGGTTATTAACCTCAGCCTGAGTAATCTCCCCGTCGGCAGATAAAGCATCTAAAATTAAATCTTCTTCTGCATTAGTCATAGGTCCATCATTCAGGGTCTCAATTAAAGTGGTGGCTTCAGCCTCTGTAACTTCTCCATCAGCCATTAAAGAATCAACTATTGCTTCGGCTTCCAAGTCAGTAATTTTTCCATCAGATAAAACATCCTCTACTTCTGAAGTAACTTCTTCTTCTGTTACTGGCTCTGTATCTACTGGTTCTGTTTCCACAGGTGTGGTG